CCATGCGAGCTTGATGCGGCTTGAATAGGTGCCGTTTTCAAGCTGATAGACTTCTTCGGTTGCGGTCAGTCCAGCCACGGCTGGCGGTTCTGCTGGGCTTGGCAGATCGGTGTCGCTGAATGTCGGCTGCGTCTGAACGGTAGTGCTGTACATCGCAGGGTCGTACTCGCTCGCTGTGATCTTCCAGCGCCCGACTGAGGCTGCGGACACGTTGGTGACGCGCATCTGCTTGCTGGTCAGGCCTATCGGGTGACTCACCGTGATGATGTCGCCCACTTCGCAGGCCAATGCTTCATCGAACGCCACAAACTCGCAGGAAAGGTCGCCAAGGGTCAGCTTGTTGATGCGCTCGACCGCTTCACGGTATGCCTGTTCGTAAGTCTGGACGCCTGGCAGGCTGATTGAGCTTTCGCGCCTTTGCGTAGTGCCTGCGCTCACCCCTGCCGCCAACACTTCAGCCGTTCCGGTCTTCCATGGCGTTGACGTGGTGTCGGTGAATTCCACTCGCATTACGGTCGGCACTTGCTGAATGCCGCGTTTCCGCAGGCGCATCGACTTGGCGGCGATGTTGCTGGCGGTGTAGGTCGCCACGCTCGCGCCTGCCGTGTCTGGAATCAGTTTCACGCCGGCGTCGCCCTGCACGACGAAGCAACTGGCATAGGTCCGCATCGTGTCTATCCAGGAGGGTGCGCCGCTCTCGTTGTCGCAGGCGAGTCCGATCGTTCTCTGTTTCTGCCCGCCGACCAGGGTGTCGCAGGCGTTCGCTGCGCTGATTACGCTGCCCCAGTCCATGGTTTTGTTCATGCCAATTACCGGGTCCGTCAGCATGTCTGCCAGCGCCAACGCAGGGTTGTCGCTGTAGGCGGTGAGCGTGGTTCGTGGGTCGTACACCTTCCGCCCTTGGATGATTGCCGCGAAGGTCGGGAAGCCTTCGCTTGCGCCTGGCTGAACCTGAATCACGGAATAGGCGACGCCTGGCATGGCGTCCGCGAATGTGATGCCGGCAGCCGCGTAGGCTGCGACCAGCGTGGCGTTGACCGTCTGGCCTGCCGTGCCGGTGTAGTGCGCGGCGGTGACGCCGGCCGGCAGCGTCTTGTCGTTCATTTGCAGCGTTTCGATGGCATTGATTTCGCCTTCGCACCAGATCGCCACCAGCACCAACTTGCCCGTATAAGCCAGCACATCGGCGATGCGTGCGCCGACCCTTGTGCGCCCATAGATGACTCGCAGGGTGGCTCCCTCCGCCGCGATTTGCGCTTGCTGGTCGCTGGCCTGGGTTGCGGTGGTGTTGATCGAGTCGCGTGGCGCGACCTGGATTGCCGGTGTTGCCGGGGTTGCCCAGGTGACGTTCGGAAGGTAGGGTTGCGGGGCTTTTGGCGGTGTGTATCCCGTCGCTGCTCGCGCCGTGCCTGCCGTGGTGTTGTATGCCGGCAGCGTCATACCTGATCGACCTCAACGCGCACGGTGTAGCGGTTGCCTGATAACCGCTGGTAGGTCGGTGCTGCTGCGAAGATGCAGGATCGGGTCGCTCCGTCCGACTTGCTTTCGTAGTCAAAGACGAGCAGCCGGTTTGCCGCGTAGAACGCCACCATTGTGTCTCGCTGCGCTGCTGTCAGTCTCGGATGCTCAAGCGAGAAGTGAGCTTTGTCCGCGCCCAGGCTTCGCACCCGGGCGGTGCCGTCTTCGGCTCGGTCCACTTCCAGCATTTTGAGCGGCTCGGGGTCGCCACCGTAGCTTGTCGGGAGGTCGGGGTAGGTCGCCATTTATTTCGTCCGTTCCAAGATGTAGGTCTGCCCGCCCCAGGTTACTTTCGTGCCGGCCGGCCTGAGTTGGTTGATCCCAATCCCGCGCCCGATGCGCCGCCTGGGGAATGTTGCTGTCCTGATGTTTTCACCGACCACATTGATGCTCACCCGATCCATGCCGATTTCGGCTGCGTCAAGAACACCGTCCAGAACCAGGCTCGCGTCGTCCGGGTTGTCTCCGTAGAAAGTCCAGATGCGGCAGCCGGTATCGGCAACGCCATCGGCCAGCACCAGGGCGGAATAGGCGAGGTCGGTGTTTATCAGGTCCAGGCTCGCGCGCTGCTCTCCGCGCCCGTCCGCCGCGATGCCGCTGATCTTGGCGATGCGTCCGCCTGTCCATGTGTAGCCACCCCATGACTGGTCTTGCCGGCTCGATAGCCGCAGCACGGTCGGGAAGTTGAGTTCGACCAGATAGCCCGGTGCCGTGGCTGTCGCTGCCGTGCTGGCGATCTGTGCTGGCGTGAGTGTTCTCATCCTTGCCCAACCTCAGATGCAAAGTTCAGGAAGTCAATGCTGATGCGCTGCTCTTGCTGCGCCGCTGCCAACGAAATTGCTGCTGCCTCTCGTTGCGCGACTGCCGCCGCCATCATCTGGTCCGCCACTTTCTGCATGGACGCCTCAATCACTTCGGCCATTGCTTTGTGCTGTTCCACGATCTGTGCCTGGCTGGCGTTGAGCCGCTCTGTGGTCAGCGTGTTGACGTCTTCCAGATAGCCAATAAATTCGGCCGACGCGCCGGGTCGCTGGTCTTCGCCGAGCATCCCATAAGCCTGGTTGGTCAGCGCGTTGATCTGCTGCGCCAGGTTGCCGATGATGGTCGGGTCGAAGGCGGTCGATAGCTGCGAATAAAGTCCATCAATTTCGGTGCGGAGGAAATCGTACCGCTCCGAATCGCTCATCACCGACATCTGTATGTCTCGGATGCTGCTGGCGAACATTCCGCCTGTCGATTGCAGCAGGCCTTGAATCTGGCCGATCAGGGATAGCTCCATCTGATACTGCGCCTGGGTCGCTGCACCAAGCGATTGCGCGCTCGCCAGCGATCCGTCAAACGATGCCATTGCTGCCGTCAGGCTGACGTTTCCGTCCTGCCATGTTTGCAGCGCGGTCCTGCCAGCCAGGTTGATCTGCTCTAGTGCCTGTTCTACCGGGTCCGCCATTGCGAAGCCTGCTATGCCCTGCCAAGCCACAGCTAGGGTCATCAGGTCTGTGATTTCCTTGGTCGATGCGGTTGTCGCATCCACCGTGTCGAGCAGCGTATCGATGGCGGGACGCAGGCCGGTTGCGGTCTGGTAGGCGAGCAGCGTGATGCGCGGCACGATGTCGTCCACCATTTCGGTGTAGCCTTTTTCTGCTGACTTGGAGTACCGCTTGAAGTAGTCAAGCATCACTTTGTTGCCAGTAAGCTCAATTCCTACCTTATCCAAAATTCTGGATATTGGGTCTGACCCCTCATAAGTTCCAGGAACTGTGACGCGACCGAATCCGCCAGAAGCGTCGTCGTTGTCCGCCGCGAAGCCGACCGCGAATTTGAATCCATCGGCCATTTCGCCGCCCAGACCAGCCACGCCGGCCTTCATCGAATCCAGCAACCCTTTGCCGAGCGCATCAATTGCCGTGTTTGTGGATTGGTACTGCTGGTTGTCGCCGTGCTTCGTTTGATCGCCGAACATCCAACCGGCAATGCTGGTGTTTGCTGGGTCTTTTTCGTTCAGGAACGAAGAAGTGCCGTCCAGCCCAAATTCCTTGGTTGTGCCGATGTGTGGTGTGCTGCCCTTGCCGCCGCCCAGTATTGCCAGTACAGCGAGCGCCACCCATCCCCAGCCCGGGATCGCTCCCAGCGTTGATGCCAAGCCGGCAGACGCACTACCACCAGCAAGCATGCTGGTTGCCATGCCCGTCGCCCCATACCCAACCAATCCACCGCCTACAGCGCCCGCCACGCCGGCCTTTTCATAGCCGTACAGCGCGCCCGCTGCTGCACCGGCATAGGATGCCGCGCCTGCTGCACCTGAAAGACTGGTCATGCTCGCGTCCTGCGCCGCCAGCATCATCGACTGCTGCGACATGAACCCGCTGCCGTATGTGCTACCCATTGCGGTTTGCGCGTACCCTGCCGCCGCGCTGCCATAACTTGCGATGCTGTTCGCCGCGCTTGCGCCGTTGAGCAATCCGATTGCACCGGTTCCTGCGCTTGCTCCGCCTGCCGACCCAAGGCCAACAGCACCCAATAGCGTCGTGCTAAGTGTGACCGCTATCGGTTTCAGCACCATCGTTTTGAAGGTGTTGACGATGGTTTGCTTGAGGTTGTCCAGCCAATCCTTGCCGCCTTCGAAGCCGCGCATCAGGGCGTCCGTCAGGCTGCGCTCTATTTCCTTCGCTGCCTCATCCCATTCGCTGGCTGCCTTCTTGGCTTCCTCCGCTGGCACCGCCTTCGCTGCTTCCGGCAGTGCCTTGCTCATGGCTTCGTGTCCGGCCGCGACTGCCCTGGCGTATTCGTCCCAGGATAGCGCACCGGCTTTCAGCATTTCGTCGTACCGCTCGAAGTCGTCCATCTGGCGTTCGGTCGCTGTCTTTAGCGATTCAGTCAGCTTCTTGGCTTCGCGGATCATTTCCTCTCGCGCTTTGGCGTGTGCCTTCTCCGCGCGTTCAGCGTCGTCTTCCAATTCCTTGACCAGTGAGTCGTAATCCTTCAACTGCCCTTTGATCCATAGGGCGGTCATGCTGTCCTTCGCACCGTAGACCGCCGCCACGCCGAGTTTTTGCGCCGCTGCGTGGACGTCCTTCACCTTGCGGGTCATGCCGAGTTCCATGCCTTCGCCGATTGACTCGCCAATGACCATGAAGACCTTGGAAGGGGAATTGATGTCGAGCACTTTGTTCATCGCCGCGACGGCTTCCGCACCCAAGCCGCGAACCTTGTCGATGACCGCCTTTGCCTTCGCCGTCACCCCGTCGATCAATCCCTGAATGATGTTGACGCCGACCTGATACCAATCCTTTGCCGTGGACTTGATGTAGGCAATCGCGCTGGTTAGCTTCTGTCCGATGCCAAGCTCGCCCTTGAGCGCCAGGCTGAACCCTTCCTTCATCGCTTCGATCAGTCCTGCCGCCGCCGCTTTGGCGTTCTCCCATAGAGCGCCGAGCTTCTCCGGGATGCTGCCGAACCAGGTGATTATTCCGTTCGGGCCTTCGATCATGTCGTACAGCGCGCCGCCGAGGCTCGCTGCCTTGTCGCCCGTCACCGCCTGGACCATCAGGTCGATTTGCTCGTTGAGCCAGGTGCCGACCGCGAACCCGACCTTCCAGGCTGCTATCGCGCCGACGATGGTGGCGATGGCGGGTGCCGCCAGCACCAGTGCCGGGCCTGCTGCCGCGATGATTCCCAGCGCCGTTCCGACTGCCGATAGGGCGGTCCCTGCCACCACGATGCCCGCTCCGCCGACCGCCAGCGCCGTCACCAGTGTTGCCAGCGGTCCGAACACTTCCGGGTTCGCTGCGAACCATTCCGCCACCGATTTGATGCCGTCCAAGGCTGTCTGGAACAGCTTTGCGTCGTCAAGCGATGTGTTCAGGTTGATGCCGATGCCTTTGATCTTTTCTTGGGTCGTGTTTGCAATGACCGCTGCCTGCTGATCGATGGTGCCGACCGCCGACATCACTTCGCCGCGAATCTTCTTGTATTCGTCCACGTTCTGCGTCAGCGCCAGGGCGAAGTCACGCGCCTGCACATCGGTGAACAGCGCGCCAAGGTTCTCCGCTTTGCCCTGGGTCATATCCGCGATGACCTTGCCCATGTAGCCGACCAAATCGCCGCTATCGATGCCCTTCTTGACCTGTTCGGTCAGGTTGACGCCCATTTCATCGAATGCCTTGATCGTTGCCGGTGCCGCGAGTTTGTCCAGGAAGTTCTTGAAGTTGTTGGCTGCCGTTGCCGCGTCGCTTGTCGTCTTCATGGCGATCTGCGCGCCGGCCGTAATGCTTCCGAGTGCGTCCGCGCCGGTCCCGCCTAGGCTTGCGTACTTGGCGGAAAGATTCGGCAAGTCCTTCGCCATGTTCTTCAGTTCGAACGATCCGGCCGCGCCGGCTGCCGCCATCATATCCAGCGACCTTGCTGCGTCGGTCATGGGTATCTTGAGCGATTCTCCGGCCTGGAACATGGATTCGGCGATGTCTGTCACTTCCGAGCCTGTTGCCGTTGCCGCCTTACCCACTGAACGCAGCATTTCGATTGCTTTCTCGGGGTCCATGCCCTTCGAAACGAACGTGCCCAGCGCCAGGATCAAATCACTCTGCGTCTGGTTGGTGTAGCGCGCCAGTTCGTTGATCTGCGACTTCCATTTGGCGACCGCTGCTTCTGCCTTCGCCGGGTCCAGGCCTGCCGTGTTCGCCACGCCGGCGAGGTCATATTCCGCTTTGATGGCGTCCTTGCCTGCGATGAATGCCGGTGCGCCTGCGATCATCGCCTTCGCGCCGATGCCTTGCAGCTTGCTTCCGTATTCCTGCGCCTTCTTGCCCAGGTCTTCCCAATCGCCGGACCACTTGCCCATTTCGACACGCAGTTCGCCGATCTTTTTCTTCATTGAATCCTTGGCGCGGTTCAGTTCTGTCGCTGTCGCCTGTCCGCTGTTTGCCAGGTCTTCGTAGGCTTTCCGGGTCTTTGCGATCTCGCCTTCAATCTCGATGTCGGGGCGGATCGACAACGCCTTGCGCGCTTCTTCCGCCGTCTTCTTGAGGTCCGCCATCGGTCGCTCTGCGTCTCTCACGGCTTGGTTCATGCCGTTGACGAGGCCGACCCTGAATTCGTCCGCGATGGTTTTTACCGATGCCGTGATCCCGCGAATGCCGCTGGAAACCTGCTCCGCGCCTTTCAGGACCAGTTCTATTCCCAGCTTCATGTCGCTCATATCAGCCTCGATTGATTTCCTCTTTGCCGGCCTGCTCCATACGTTGGAACAGCTTGAACACTTCCGGCCTGTCGCGTTTCTTGATGCCGATCAATTTCATGGTGTCTTTGATCGCCGTGTAACTGATGCCGCTTACCTTGCCATCTGCCCGGTGCATCCATTGCGTCTGCATCGCGCCGAACAATCCTGCTGCATTGGCGTTCTCCGCCCATATCTCGATGTCCGGTTTTTCTTCCGGTTCGTAATACAGGCCGAATGACGCCATTGCTTCCTTGGTATCGTCCCGGCCTCCGCCGCCACTGACTATGGCGACGGCGACCGCTTTCAGTTTTTTGCTGCCGCTTCCTCTCCGGCCGTTTTGTAGGCGTCGAGGATGCGCTGGAACGTGCCGTCTCGCTCATCGAGCAGGGCGACCAATTGGTCCCGGCTGAATTCGGCATCGGCGTCCTTCCAGCCGGTGACGAACTCCATCAGAAAATTGGCCTGGGCTTGGATCGCCGCCTGCGTCTTTTCCTTGGTGGAGCCTTCGCCGATGGCGTCAATCTCTGCCGTCAGACGGTCGTATGCTTCCGCGCGTTCTGTCTGCTTCTTGCGCTTGCAGATCATGATGAGCGTGCCGTCTTCGCCGCCGAAATCCACCGGGACGGTGAACTCCGGCGTTGCCTTGATTTTGAACATTGGTTGGTGTTCCTTGGTGGGTTACAGGGCGACGATCTTGAGTTCGTCGTTGCCGCTTACAGGCATGAAAGTGACGTCATAGCCGATCAGGCGACGACCGTTCTTTTCCTGCTTGCTCGGATTGAACAACTGCGCGGCCGGTGCGTAGATCAGCATCTTGTTGCCGGCCGTTGTGCCGTGGACCAGGCCGATGCTCTGCGACGTTCCGGCCTTGACGCTTGCCATGAAAGTCACTTCTTGCGCCGGGGTCAGGTCGAACACCACCTTGCCTTTGCAGTTGCGGTCGCTGATGTCGATGGACTCGCCGGCTTCCGTTGCCGTGCCCAGCATATCGTTGAAATCAACCTTGTTCCCCCAATCCAGTTCGATGCCGGTGGTGATGTACTCGGTGCCGGCCGAGAGCGCGCCTGTCGCGTAGGTGCAGCCAAGGGTCACGGCTCCGGTGTTGGCTTCCGTAACCGGGTTCGGTTTCTTCCAGGTGGTGAGCGTCACGGTGCCTGGCGTTGCCGCACTGATGCCACCGTCAATGCCCATGAAGTTGAACTTCATCTTCGGGATTTCGCCGATGCGGGCGTTCAGCGAGAAGGTGCCTTGTGCGCCCAGGAGTTTATGCAGCACGCCGTCATCGTAATAATAGATCGTCAAATACTTGCGCTGTGTGTAGTCCGCGAGCGGGTCGTATTCCACGCGCTGGCCTGCCGTACCGACACCAGCCTTCCACATTGCGCCTTGCAGTAGCATGTCCCAGGCCGGGATGGTCGGGGTGGTCATGCTGCCGCTGGACTGGAACTCGACCTCGAAGTCAACGCTGACGTATGCGCTGCCCGGAAGTTGCTCGCTCGCGCCGTAGAACGGTCGCATCAGTGCGCGGTCAATGTTGGTCGCGTTAAGCGGGTTGATGGTCATGTTCTGGACCAGCACGGCATTGGTCGTTCCGACCGGCGCTGCGTCGGTGCCGCGCGTGGTTTCGATCTTGGCGAGGATGGCGGTGTTGCGAATGAAACGAGGCATGGATTACTCCTTGGGTTCGGTGGTTGCTGCGTCGGTGCCGGCGTCCTGCTCGGCGTCCTGTTGCGTTGCGGTTTCGACCCACTGGTGAGTTTCCGGGTCGTAAAACTTGCCGGGTTCCGGCTGCTGTTTACTCATGGCCTGCTGTCCTTGTAATAGGTTGTTGAAAATGTATCCCGCCAGATGGTGGTTCCAGCGTCAAAGGCGACAAGTTGACCGCTGACAAAGTTGATTTCTGTGTGATCCGGGTAGGGTGCCCAGCCGATCAATGCCGTTTGTGCCGCTTCCCGCACGGTTTCCAGTTCGTCTGCGGCTGGGCCTCCGGTGTCTGCGCCGGCTGCGTGCTTAACCATGTACTCAACCACGAAGCGCGCCGTTACTCGTTGCGAGTGTTCACCGAGCAATCCGTCCTGCTCTGCGCTCTCGCCGGTTTGTAGGATGTAGGCTGCTGGGAATCGCTTCGCCGTGCCGCGCCCGAGGGCGATGATGACGTCACCTATGGTGTCGCCCGCCTGGTCTTCAAGCCTGGTTTTGATGGTGTCGAGTCTCATGTCCGTTTCCTGTATTCATCAGGGTCATCGTCGCCCACCACCACGCCGTCGAATCGCCATAGGTTGAGCCATGTTTTGAACAGTCCGCGATGATGGTTTGTGCGTCTCTGCTCGGGTGTCGGAACGTATTGGGTCACGTTGCGGTCCTGGTCTTTGTGCAGGAAATGCGGAACCCAGGATGCGGGGTGCCGGGGGTTGGTGATGCCGAACTCTTTTGCCAGGTTGCTGCGCCGCATAATCAGGTATCCGCCGCGCCGGCCTGCTCTGCGCTCTTGGATCGCTTTGCGGATGACGTAGGTCAGGCAGTTCATGGCTTAGATGCCGAAATACTTTGAGCCGATTGCGCCGGCCATGAGCAAAGTCATGCCCCAAATCACCTTGCCGAACCAGTCCCATGCCATCTTGCGCTTCTCGTCGTGATTGGCTTTTTCTTCCGCTTGCTTCGCGGCTGCCCAGGCGCAATGACCGCCGTGCGTGTGCCGTTCTTTGATGATATTTTCCGCCTGATCCAGCAGGCCACCCTGCTCGCGCAGCCTTGCGATGAATTGGTGATCTTCGTCGTGCATCGCGTTGCTGCCGTTCAGCACCAACTCACGCAAGCCGCGCTCATCGCTCAACACGGCGTCGATCTTGCCGCTGATTTCCAGCAGTAGAAGAAGGATTGCACGCTGCCCTTCGTCGTTCGCCGCGTTGATCGCGTCCATGATGCGTTGCCTGGTTGCATCGTCTTGCGGTCGTGTCCGGTTGTTGCTCATTCGTGGTCCTGTCTGGTTTTAATTCGGCGCGCGATGAACTTGCTCCATGCGCCCACGTTTTCTGCGCGGAAGATGTCTAGGTGCCCGTCGCACTTAGGCATCAAGGGAAAATTCCCCGTGTTGAAATTGGTGTGATTGGCGACGTTTCCGGTGTATCCGATGGAACCCATCTCACCCCATGGGTGCCATGGGAGCAGCTTGGAAAACCATGTCACATGGTCGCCAGGGTTGAAATACACATCGACCCACGGCGCGCGGGTTGTCCTGTCCGGGTCGAGCGCCGGGTTGATGTAGACCACGCCGCCGAAATCCGCGCCTTCTGCTGCCGCCTGGTGAGTGATGGCGCAGCCGTTGCTGTGCGCGATGATGATGTCGCCTGGCATTGACAGTGCCCGCAACCGCTTTGCCAGTCTGCCGTTCAGAAAGCGCGCCATGAAGAACCGGATAAAACCGTATTCGAAGACGATGGTGTCCATGCCTTCCGCCCGCATTGCCGGCACCAGTTGCCGCACGTTGCTGTGGCCTTCTTTGCTGCGGATGCCGTGCACTAGGATGATGCGTGCGGTCATGGCTGCACCACTACAGGCTGCACGATTATCGGGTTGACGATAACCGGGTTGACGATGGTTGGTTCCGGCTGCTGCACGATTACCGGGTCCGCAGGTGGCACGATGATGGGTTCCGGCTGCGTGACGACGATCGGTTCAGCGGGTTGCACGATGACGGGGGCTGGCTGGGTCACGACTGTTGGTGCGGGTTGAACCTTGAGCGCGTTGGTGATGCCGGCTCCGGTCGCTGTCGCCAGGCCGACTGCCGCCTTGCCGCCCAGGTAGATGCCAAGCCCGGTGCCGATGACGCCCATTCCCCTGTCTGCCACCCGCGCCCATGGATCATCCGGCATGGCGACTTGTGCGTCGCCTTGATGCGGGGCGTGCACGATGATGTGCATGATGCCGCTCGGGGTCGGGATCGTCGCGTCCATGATCGGCAACTGCGCCGTCTGTGCTTTGTGCCGCGCCAGTTCGATGTTCGCCCCTGCGATTTGCGCTCTGAGCGCGCTGTCGTTTGCGCATCCACCCAACCCCAGCAACGCCACGGTCAGAACGGCCAGGACAATGAGGTTGCCTATCACCGAGAGTGCCAGCAGCGCCGGCGTTTTCATTTCCTTCATGTTGCCTCCTTGAGCCAATTCTGTACGTCGAACCCTGGGCAGACCTTCGCCACTCCTGGCAGGTCACGGTGTCCGCACACCCCTTTGCGGACGACGAACCCTTTGCGATCCACCACCTTGAGTTCTGGCGGTGCCAAGGGGATTGCGTACTTGCCCGCGATGCCCGACACGCAGGCGCGCAAGGTCGTCCATTGCTCGGGTGTGAACTCGTCGGTGCCTACCATGCAGATGCCGAGGCTTGCGCTGTTCCAGCCGGTCGCGTGCGCGCCCACTTCGTCTTCGTGGCGTCCGGTGAACAGCGCGCCGTTCCTGGCGATCAGGAAGTGGTAGCCGATGGATGTCAGGCTGGCGTTCTGCCGTCCGCGCCAGTAGGTTGAGCGGGTGAATGCGCGGGCCTTGTGCCAGGCGTCTATTTCCTGCGCTGGCGTCATGAATCCCGGCTGCCCTGGCTTGCCGGTGAACAGCGTCCGGTCGTTCGGGCTGGCGCTGCAATGGATGACGATGAGTTTGATGTCACGCATCGGTTGCCGCCTTGATGAGTGATTCGATGTCGGTCATGACTTCGTTTTCCCAGGGTTGAGGTAATGCTCCGCCGCCGCCCGGTTGCACTGGCATAAATGGCCTGGCTGGTATGGTCACTGACTTGGCGAAGTGGATCGCGCCGCCTGCGCTCCATGCGAGCCGTTTCGCGCCCTTCGGGACGTAGCCGCAGAGGTTGGTGCCGGTCGGCTTCCCGGCTGTCACGGTTGCGCCGAACTGATGCGTCAGGGCATAGCAGACATCGCTGCCGACCAGCAGCGTGTTGCCGCTGATCTGCTTGGCGATGCTGTTCCGCAAGCGCCCGGTGTCGAGTAGTGCCTGGCCTGATCTTGAGAGCGGGCTTAACGGTGCCCAGGCGGCACCCCAAGGGTCTTCCTGGTCGGTGAAGGTCAGGCTTATTAAATCGATCAGCGTGTCGCCCGCCTGGGTCAACACGGCTTCCGCCGCTGCCGCTGTCGTGATGGCGTCGAGCTTCTTGGTCAGCGCGTCGCTGTTGACGTTCGCCAGGATCACGGCATGGTCCCGAATAGCTCATCGGTGAAGATCGCCGTGCCGGCTTCGACCGCGACGCTTTGTGCGGTGGTCGTGTCTTCCGCGATTGCCACATCCAGCACGTTTCGGCCGGTCGCGTAATCGGTCAGTTCACGCATGGCTGCCGTGAACCGATCCTTGACGATTTCCGGTGCGCCGTCGCCCCATAGGAAGAAGCGCGCGATGTCGCAGGCGATGGGTTCAAGTTCCGCTGGCGTTGTGCTGAACGGCAGGGTGTAGCGGGTCCGCAGCTTGGCGTCGATCCTGGCTGCTGCGTCGCTGATTGCCATGGCGACCACGGTGCTGTCCATCGCGCCGGCTCGGGTCCGGTCGGTTAGCTGGATGATTTCCGTCTCGCCGAAGCGGTCCACTAGATTGTCTTGCGTGCAGTACGTCATCCCGTTTCCCCAAAAAATATGGGCAGGCTGTTTCCAACCCGCCCATGAAAGCCTGTGAGGGCTGGTCGCTAGGAGATCGTTAAATGGTCAGCTTGATGATTGCGCGGGGGCGGGTGCAGATGTTCAGCGGGTTGCTCTGAGCTTCCAGTTCCCAGCCCTTGTCGAACTTGATGGGAGCCGCTTTGGCGTAATAGGGCATGCCCAGCGTGTTGACCGTCTCGACGTAATCGGCGGGGGCGAAATGCGTCTGGAACAGGCCTGCGACGCCGGTTGGCACGGCGTAGGCGTCTGAACCCATATTTGCATCCGTGGTCCCGCGATACCATTCCCAGGTCGCACCGAAGGCGGTGAAGCTGTCGGTCGGATTGCCGCGCAGTTCTGCCGCTTGCGCCTGGTTCAGATAGGTTGCCATGGTGTCTTTGTCTGCCAGCAGGGCAGCCCAAAAGTCATCGCCGCACATCACGCGGACGCCGTTGTATCCGACGCCGAGCAATGCACCTTGAATCATCTTGTAAACATCGAACATCTTGGCGCGGATGCTGCTGCTGTTGGTTACATGCAGGCCGATTGCTTTGGTCTGCTGTGCCACGCCGAACTCGGTAAACAGCGAGACATCGGTGCCGTTCGCGTCCACGAAGGTGCCTTTGACTGCCTTCACACGGTGCGTTTCCATCGTGTAGTCAATGGAGTTGCGCATGTTCTGCAACTTCTCGTCACGGCGGGTGGTGATGGCTTCCGCCTGGCTGTCGCTGCCGAAGGCGCGGACGTTCTGCACTTCGTCGGCATTGACCGCATCGCTGACGGGAATGTGCGGCACGCGGAAAGTGCGGACACGGCGAGCGGATTCGCCCATCGTGTTGTTGATGCCGCCGCGCGGCTTGACGCCCAGCAAGGAAAGGACGCCATCGCGTTCTTCCAGTGCTGCGTCGAGCGTGGCGATTCGTTTTTCCTCGAACCAGCCGGTGGCACTGATGCCCTTCGGAGAATAGGGGAGGTTGTTGATTGCGCCGGTCAGCGTCTTTAAGGTGAATGCGTTCGCGTTCATGTGTTCTGCCCCTTATCGAGCGATGATGTTTTTGGCTGCCAGTGCGGTGTAGGCAGTCGTCTTGTGCGGGTCGGTCGTGACCGCTGCGCCCCACTTGAGCAGGTTGATCTGGATTTCGGCCAGGCGCGTAACGGCGACACATTTCTGGTCCGCGCTGGTAGCGTCCACGTTTTCGGTCAGCACGCCGTAAGCGTTCTGAGTGCCGTCCGATGCACCGGGGGTGTATGCCTTGAGCTTGCCGCCCGTGGTGATTTGGCCGAGTACGGTGCCGGCTTCGAGGTTGTTTCCGCTGGCAACGATTCCGTCGTCATAGCTGATTTGCCCGAGGTCACCGAGCAGGAAGTTTTTGGCGCGTGCGCCTAGGGTTTCGGTCGGCATTTAAGCGATCCTCCGGGCTGCAAAAATCTTGTTGGCATCGAGTTCAGGCTCTTTTTCCTGGTTCGACGGGCTGGTTCCTTCGGTTGCGTGTGCGCTGAACAGGTGGTCCGGTGCGGTCGGCTTGATGGCGCGCATATCGGCCGAGACGGAGGCGAACAGGGCATCCGGCATGTCGATGTATGGCTTGGCTGCTGCTTCGGTGTACTCGCGCCCGAGCGCGCTAAACAACGCCTTGACGGCTGATGCTCTGGCTTCCTGCTGGATGCTGGCGAGTTGCGTTTCTGCTGCCGTCGCTCGATCTTCCGCCGCGCTGGTCGCGTCCTGGGACGCTTTCAGGCCGGCTTCCAGCGATGCGACCTTGGCGATAAGTTCTTCCAGGTTCATGGCGTTGTCCTTCTTGGTTGGAGGGGGTGTTTCTGCCGCGCTTGCCGAGAAGGCGATTGCGTCGGTGTTCTTATCCACGCCGGTCGGGGTGAAGCTGACCTCACGGATGGTGTTGTTGCGGAACACAACGGCGGGTCCGGTCACGTTCTGCCCGTTGACCATGGCGGTGCCGCCTGCCTTGATTTCCTCGATGCTGTCCGGCTCGATGTGGACGCTCATCTGCCAGGGGAAACCGGCGTCGCTCTCGCTGCTGACTGCGTTGCCGCTGTCGTTGTCGAGCAGGGTGCCGTCTGCGATGGTGATGCCGTCGATGCCGATTGCCAGCTTGGCGAAGCCTGCGCGCTGGTCCCGGTCGTGCCCGATCAGGATGGGTGTCGGGTCCGGTGCTTGCGTGGTCGCCATGTCGAAGATGACCGCGCCCCAATACGGGTGACGGATCAGCTTCGCGCTGTATGCCGTGCCGCCGAACTTGCGGGGGCTGCCCGCTTCGGTCTTGCCGGCCATCGTTGCCGGTTCCGCTCGGAACTGGAAAGCGTTGTCGGGGAGGTTGGTGCGCTGGTTCATGCCGCGCTTTATAGGGTCCGGCCTGCGTCAACACTGACAGCAGCGGCATTTCGATATTTTTTACCTGATCGCGCGGAAAGGAGTTGCGTTTACCTGTGCGCTGTATATTATTACCTCAAGGGTAATAAATACCCGCCACCAAGGAGCTTCAAATGACCACCGAACTGCAAAACCTGATGCTGAAAAAGATCGCCCGCAGCGAGTATTCGTCCGTCAACGGTGCCGAACCTGATTCGCTGTCCGACATCGACTGGATTTGGGCTGACACGATTATCGAAGATGCCGAGGACAAGGGCGTTTTCACTTCTCTGGTCAATGCCGGCCTGGCTGTTCATTCTGGTGGCAAGAAAGACGCTGGCGTAACGCTGACCGCCGCTGGTTTCGCCGCTTACAAATCTCTTAACTAGGAGCCAATCATGCCCGCCTCTCTCCCCTTCGTTTCTCGCACCCATGTCTTCGCGCAACAGATGTTGAACTACTGCGCGGACGCTTCCGAGCTTGGCTTCGCGCCGGGTCAATGGCCTGCGCTGATTAGGACCGACATCGGCAACGGCAATGGTTTTGCGTTCGCCGGTTTCGATGAAGA